CAACGTATACTTTATTTGATTTTTTTGCAGTTTCAGCAATTTCATTATAGAATTGTGAATATGAAATTGCTACTGTTTCACCGAGAGTTGTATCATTTAAGTAGAAATAATCTTCATCTGATATATCAGAATTAAATTGCTCTGTTACTGTTATATAAGGATCTACTATATTCGCGTCTGTTATTGTAGAATTACTAATGTCGACATTATCTGCACTAACATTATCAACGTAACCGCCAGAAACTTTAATACCATCGAACACTTCTTGCTGTATAGCAGCAGCCAACTGTTCTCTAGTAATATTTTTTGTTCCATCTTCACCTTGATCTAAATTGACAGTAACAAATAAATCTCTAGATTTAGTGTTTGCACCATTGATATTACCTAGTTCTGAAATTTTCGTCATCGGTGACCCTTTTTTCTTATATTATACTTTTATTTATATAAAAAGTATTACGTGATTGGGCTCAATTTATTGGTATTGTTTTATAAACTTGTGAGCCTGGTGCTCGGTTATGACATAAACGAGAATGGAATTTTTATTGTTATCTATAGATTTTTTAAGTCTATGCCTTCCGTCAATCATTCTATAAGGCTTTCCAGTCGGATTTTTCATACTTTTTACTACTATACCTGGAAGTTTTAAATTTGCTAACAGATATCTTTGGCTTTGTTTTTCTATAAAGGAAACTGGTTTGTGACCTATATCCGTTATTTTTATTTGTTGCGGTTTAATTTTTTTATAATTAATCCAAGTATAAACTTCAGAACAATCGATAAATGTGGGGATATCAATAATAGCCCATTTATCTTCCATTATATGAATCATCTTATTGAAAACCCAAAACTCAACCTATCAGTTTCACTTCCCACACAATGCCAGAATAATGGATCTTCTTTAACATCAAATAATCTGACAGTAAGACCTTTGTCATCATAATCGGTAAAAATTTTATTATCTTTTTTGTATCTAAAAAATGATTTGTTTAATTCTTTGGTGTAAGTTAAATAAAGTCTTTGGCACGGAAAGTTACTATTAGTATGCCATCCCATATATCCAGTTGGCGGATAATGAAAAAAGCCACTAGAATTTACTCGGTTTTTTGGAAAAATTTGTTGTATTGAATATAGTATTTTTTGAGTAACACCTAAATTTTCAAAGCTAATCATATTATCGTTACTGCTTATTGATAAATCTTTAGAATTTATTTTATCTTCTGTTAGATTATCAAGCCAGTTTTTGTCAGTTCTAACACCGATCAAACGAGAATTTAGTAATATTTCTTTATAGCTTTTTTCAATTATTTCATTAACTCTAACTGCGGTTTCTTTTGGTAGATGAAACCTTATATTCATTTTAAAGTATCCTTGTACTTTTCTTCAAAATCAGTAAAGGCATCTAGTGGTATAGAATCATAGGCTGATCTATATCCAGTAGCAGCTGAAAAATCTGCATTGTCTGGTAAATCTCTTAAAGCTTGCTTATCCGCTTCAATACTATTGACAACTTCAGTTTTATTTTTTACTAAAGCACGAATTTGAAGCTTGTCAAGCATATTTAAATATTCAGCTCTTGCGGCTTTAGCTTCAGATAAAATGTAGCTATTCATCAGATCCATATCTAATTGTACTTTAGTTGGTTTGTCCAAATTGTCAAACTCGCAGCGATCCGGAAATGCAGTTAAAGCTCTCATTTCTATGTCAGAATTTTCGTCTATGAATGGATAAGATACTGTTGCTGCGCCTTTTGGAATAACCCCAGCTTTTTCTAACTCTTTTATACTTAACTTAGAAACCGTGAAGCAAACCTTAGGTGTTCCGATTGGGTAATTAAAAAATATAGTTTTCATTTTTACTTCCTTAGTAAACAAGCAATACGTTGATATAATCTGGATCTACAAGTGATATACCAAATAGCGATCCTGTGTTGTTGTCGTTTCCGCCAAAGTGGGTATAGCTATTTGTATTTCTTGTTGCTTTAATATTAAAACTGTCGGTACTACGAGTATCTAGCCATGCGTTATAATTGCTTAGTTGATTTACTGCTGTTGCCACTGTAGCAGTTACAGATGTTCTTTTATCATCTACATTCCCAATTACAACACCGTAGCTAGAATTGCCTTTTCTAATGCCAGCGTCAATATTAATCGTATAAGATCCGGTCGCGGTTTTAACTAATGTTAGCCCGTCGTTAGCAATTACCAGTCCCGTGGCGCCATTAAACGTAATAAATCCTTTAACTAGCGGAGCTTTAATCCCACTTAATTGTGAACCATCGCCAATAAACGAAGTAGCAGTAACATCACCGCCAGCAGTAAAGTCACCAGTAGTTTCAACACTGGCAAAATTAACATCAGAATTAGTATTAACTTCTTGGCCAATAAAAATTGTGCCTTGGCTAGGGTTATATGTTACACCGGTACCGGCGCTAATAGAATTTCTAGACCTGGCATTTGTAAAATAAAGATTATTAGAACCTTCAGTTAGTGCATCTGTAGTGTGGTTGGTTAATAGGCTCACCGTACCTAAAACATTACCAGTAAATTGAGCAGGAACACCAGCAGTACCGTTTTCAAAAACTTTAGTTACTCCATCTGGCTGATATACATCGCCAGTAACATCGCCAGTAACATTACCAATAACGTTTCCTACAATAGATCCAGATACTGATAAATCGCCAGTGGAAGAAAGTGCTAATTTTACGGCTCCTGGACCAGTATTAATAATGAATCTATTTGATGTGGTATTTTCAAAACCAGCAGACCATATTAGAGAACCAGAGGAATACAATGATCTAGGTCCACTCGCGCTTATTAGTGTTTGAGTTGTTTGGCTTGTTGAATTTATGGTTACGGGAGAACTTACTGATATAGATGTAGATCCGTCTTTCGGAGACAGTAAATCAGTTTTTAATGTATCAACCGCGACAATAGTATTTGCTGTAAATGATCCAATTAAAGTTGCATTCCCAGAAGTTGTATCACCAAGTACTGATGCCGTTAGCGCATCAGTGGCTATAATATCCACTAATTCATTTGTTCTATCTAGCCAAGTTTGAAACGTTTGGGCTGTAGTAACTTCATTTAAACCAGTTTTTGCCATATCTTATATGCTTTCTATTTTATCAAGTTTTTCGCAGACAGAATTTAGTATTTTTTTAATTTCAGTAACTTCTTTAGAAAGACTTTCTAATTTTCTTATTCTATCTCTTTCTAATTTATATTTATTTAAGGCACTTACGTCATTATTAATAAGCGCTTTTGATTTTTCGTCCCGTATCATGTAAGTGCTATTCCTCTGTAATCTAGAAGTTTTGGTGCTTTGAATATATTTTCTGAAAGCATTTCTATTTTAATTGCAAATTTTCTATAACCTTCAAAAGTTCCTGCGTCATTTGAATAAGTTAAAACGCCAGCGCTTTTATTTGCATCAGCAACTTTATAAACATATTCTTTATAATCATTGTAATTGCTATTTGACGAATAAAGATTTATGCCACTAGTTAATTCGAGTTCTAGCCAATCAGCGGTTTCAAAAACTGTCGGATCGTTAGCAGATTGCGGCTTTATATAAACCTTTATATTAGTTCCTATCGGTCTATATCCAGTCACATATACATTAAAATCTTCTGCATCTAAACTTTCGGTTAATTCTATAGTCTTTGATATATATTTAGATGTAGTAGCAGAATTATTAGTCACCTTCCACTTATAAGCTAATATTGAAGCTGTTTCAATATCAATAAAAGGTGTAGAAGATACATTAGAATTATTTGACATATTTATTATAAAATCTAATGTTTTTTCTCTTGTAATGTCATTTGATTTACTATATACAACCATTCCCGCATTAGAAAAGTTTGTTTTATCGTTAAACAGCATATCTTTAGAATATGTATTTGTTGGATTTGATGGATCCACGAATGTACCAGAAAGTGCACTTCTTGTAACACTATCGTTTGTTCGCATGATCATCGGCTGCACATAGCTAAATTCGGCGTTATCAATTGATGAAATGATCGCAGAGGTTCCGCTATCAAATCCGTAAATTGCATCGGTACTTGTAAACTTTCTTGTTGAAACTGCAGAAGAATTTTCAAGAATTATGGATCCTGGATATCTAAAGTCGTAATGAACCAGAGTGCCTAATGTTATAGGATTGCCATCTACAGCATCAGTAAAAGATGCTGGCGTGTCTGCTATTATTACACTAGAGTTCGCGCTTTCTACTTTGAAAATTTGCTTGTTTGTTACTCCGTCATCTACCAGAATAAAATCGCCTGCCGCGTATGTCGCGGATAGATTAGTACCAGAAATTTGGTTGTTACCAGAAATCACGCTGACAGTATTTGCAGTAGAACCATCTAAAGTTTCTATTTTATACACTATTTCTCCAACTTTAAATCTTCCTATATTATTAGTCGTTGAAATAAATTCGTGATCATCGTTTGTAAGTGTTACAGAACCAGAATTAGCATTAAAATTATGTCTGTAAAGAGAAAACTTAACATCTTCATCTTGGTAAGAAGTCCAAGCTCTATTATTTGTAGAAGTGAACAATACACCATCACCCCAGTCTTGCACGACTGGCAGGCCTTGATTTGAACCCGGCGTCAAGTTTACTCCGCCTACTTTTGATGTAAACACCAAGTAGTCCGGATCTGCTGCATCAGGTTTGATAACCACTGCGTATTCTTTTTCTACGGCCAATCTAACAGGAGCTTTAAATGATATTGTAGTCGCTACTGACGCGTCATCCGATGTGTTTACTTCGGCTGGAGTTAGATGTTTTTCGCCAAAAGGTAAAACGTTATATGATGGATATCCATTAACGACTTCACGTAATTGAATTGTCACACCATTTAATGCTGATTTTCTTTTAAAATATAAGTCTATTTTTGAAGCAAACACAGTGTCCGATCCAAGACCCATGCCGCTTTTTATAAAGAAAGTTTGCGCTAACGGATCATCACCGCCTTGCCTAAATAATGCTGCAATTCTTCTTGTAACGGTTCTATCAGTGGATGTTTCGCTTATGAAAGAAGCTGGCGCTCGAGTTGAAACTGTTAGCGCAGATTTTTCTATTGAAAAATTGTATGCTCGATACATTAAAAATCCGTAAGAGGTCGAGCCACTTGAAATTGACGCGTATGCATCAACATCTGCAACTTCTAATTTTCTATCGCCAACGAAAAATGTAGATTCAGGTAAAAGGAAAACTGCTCTTATAACACCTTGCGCATCGGATGTTACAGCATCGCCAGGAAAGCCGTTTCTCAATATCTGATCTGCATTATCCACTACATTACCTGGTATTATACTACTATTAACATCTACGCCGTCAAAAAAGAAGTAATGTTGAGTGTTGGGTCTAAGCCCAGTCATGTAAATATTTACATCTCTACTTCTCATGTATGGATTAAACGATAGATTTGTTACAAAATCACCAACCGGGCTTTCATTTACTTGAGATCCAGAAACTTGCAAGCTTGTAGTCGTATCTCTAAACGTATTAGATATAATTCTACTATTTCCGACGATGTCATTTGACGTCGCAAGTAATGTGCTACTGGTAGATGTTAAAGGAATAAATTCCTGAATAGCATCAGCAAACTGAGAAAGCGGTGATGTTAAATCTACGCTAATATTTACTGGATTTGTTACAGTGTCATATAAAGCGTCATATTCTGGCGATAGTTCTCCAACACCCGAATAAGAATAAAAATTACTCACACAATTTCTAAACTCAGTAGCATAAGGCTGTGAAATTATAGAAATATCTTGGTTTCTTTGTAATGTAGCTATTTTTGCGTTATCCGTAGTCGGAAATAGTGAAGCGCTAGCTGAAGATTTGTATTTTAAATTCAATGGAAGAGCTTGTACTGCCGGCATTAAAGATTTTTCAGTAAAATCTATCGCAGCGTTAAATTCAGCATCATCAACATTTGCAATATTTAGATCGTTGAATGGATCAACTATAATACCGTTTTTAAACCTGTCTAACCCGTTTTCATCAACGACATTTAAATTTTTAGTTTCGGTTTCTAGTGCACTCAAAAGAACATAATATCCAATGTTGTCTATCTTTTTTTCAAGATCGTGTATATCCTTCATTTTATAAGATTTTACACCCTTCGGAGTAATTTTAACCGCATATTGATTACGATTTTGATCATTACTTTCTCCAGGAGTCAGCGCTGGT